ATCTTATCAACTCTTTTAAATGAGTCTGCTACGCTTGAGAATCATGATGTAGTAGCTACAGAACATGGTTATGCACCATCAGGTGCTGGCGCGATGCAAATCGTTTCAGAATCTATGACTGAAATGCATAACATTAGCAAAGCTATGAACGCTGTTGATTACAAATCAATCGCTCTATTAGCTGAGTCTAACGTAGAAGAAATGCAAAACCTACAAGAAGCTGCTATGACTGGTGTATTCGGTAAAATTATGGCTGCTATCAAGAAAATGTGGGCTAAAGTTAAAGAATTCTTCAGCAACGTTCAATTACACTTATCTAAAGTGATGAAGGACGACAAATTCTTAACTAAATATAAAGCTGAATTACAAAAAGCATCTACATTAGATTTCGAATACGAAGGATTCGATTACAAATTAGATGCGATCAACCTTGATACAATTTCTAACACATTCCATGCTTCATTCAATTCTCATGTATCTAGTAAAGCTAAAGTGAAATTAGATTCTCCTGAATCTGTAGTTTCTAGCTTACACAACATGGGCACTGAAGGTGCAAAAGCTGCTAAAACAGAAGTACTTGAAAAACGTGGAGAACTTACTAAAGAAGTATTCGACGAAGTACGTAAAGCTGTTGTTGGTGGAGATGGAGAACAAGGCGAATACAAAACGCAAGTTCTTAACAAATTACGTGGCGGAGAAGAAAAGAAAAAGATTTCTGTATCTGTTTCTGATATCGTTGCTACAATCGAAGGCAAAGATAAATCTCTTGCTGCAATCAAAAAATCAGCTACTGCTGCTGACAAAGCCTTCAAACAGGCTGTTGATTGGGTTGGCAAAGCTGAAAAAGCTGTTAGTGGTGGCGCAGGCAAAATCACAGCTGACCAAGAAAAAGGCGGTTCTCGTGATGCATTCTCAGTAGCTGCTGAATTACTACGCTTCTACGCTGGATTAAACCAACAAGCATTAGGATTACTTTCTACTACTGCTGGTTACCAAGTAGATGCTGCTAAAGGTAATATTGCTCAATCTCGTGATATTGCTCAAAAACTTCTTATCCATAACCGTAAAGGTGGAAAGAAAAAATTAAACGAATCAGCTGGCGTTGAAGGTGAAGGCAGCTTATTTGACCAAATCCTTAGCCAAATGTAATTAAAACGATAAGATATACTCTTCGGAGTATATCTTATTCTTTATTTTAATTAAAGGAGAGATATGTATGATATTATCTAAATCCGTAGCAGAACCACGCTATGATAATACAGTAACGGAACTTGATCTATATGATGAACTTCACGCGATTAGTGAATCCGTTGTACGGGTATTTCATGAGATTGGTAAAATGGTAAGTGATGACTATACATCTGACATAGAAGCATATCGCTCATACATTAAAGATATCAATGTATTCTTAGATAAACGGGAAGTATTCGTTCGTACCATTTATCGTCAGAATTATATCACACTACAGAATATGAAGAATCGATTCAATAGTGAGTTTGTAAAAGTGGTAGAGTATTTCAATAAGACAAACGATTCTTATGATATCACGGTTGCAAAGTTCGATGCAAAAACATATGCAAACATTCCGAACTTTACATTCATCGACACATTCGTTGACAAGAATCTAAAGTTCAATGTAAAGGAGAAAGCATTTAAAACTCCTTATAATTTACAAGCTACGCTAAACCAGATTCGAGGTAAGTCTATTGGAGCTGGTGCATTAGAAGTAGATGCTTTCTATAAGAAAATGGAAACATCTATCAAGTACACAACGGAGACAATGAAGCTAACTAAAAACTCTGTCACAGATTTAATGACATTGGTTGATAGCTATCAAATTGATAAGATATCATTTGATAACATTATTTCCTTGATTCAGAAATTAAAACACTTCTTTACACAATGTCTATATTATTCTATAGAAGACATTCGTCAATTGTTCCCTGCTGGAGAAACAACGGATGATAAAGTACAGAAGATGTATTCATACACAGACTTTAAGTTCCGTGTGATGAATGGTTTATTATCTCATACAATAGACGCTTATAACTATAAGACAAAGGTTATGTATGATGCATTGCGTGTCTGTATTGAGAATGCATTTCAACTTAAATCAGAGCGTGATTCACTCTCAGAATGTACCAACCCTATGGTTACCGTCTCTAACTATAGAAGAACGATTCTAGAGATGAACCGTCTCCTACAAGAGTACTATATCTATCACGATAAAGGATATAACTTCGATGATATGTATACACTCAGTGAGCAAGTCCTTAAAAATCGTCAATCCTTCATCGATAATGTCAGAGCAAATATAAAAGAGTTAAATCGTTTATATAAAGACGTTATCTTAGCGGTGATTGATGCAGGCTCTCGTAATGAAGGACCATTCCAACGTATCATTCATAATGCTGCTAGTGTTCCTACTGGTAAGCTAAGTACGTTGAGTCAAACCTATGTAACACCGGGTTCTTCTGAGAAACCGTTATCATCTATTATGGCAGATTATAGTGCGAATCATTCTCAGTTATATAAAGCTGTAGATAGAATTGCGAATAATACCATTATAGATATTAACTCTCAATACATGAAAGAAGAAGGTAATCTTGCTTTTATTATTAGCAAGATTGTAACGACAATTCCAGAGGAATTAAAAGTATTGGAAGATGTAGTTAATAAGTTTGAGAAAGGTGTATCCTCTATGGTTCATGACACAATGTATAGTGACCTGATTCAGGACGAATACAATAACTTATTAAGTGTCATGATTCTAGATTATCACCAGCAAGTAAATGAATTGAATCAATATGTACGTACCTTAACGTATATCAGCCCATCTGCTCAAGAGGACTTAATGATTGATTCATCTATGCCTATCCATCTCGATTACTATACGGATACCGTATTGAATACGTATGGATTAAAGGATAACGATAAATCTGCTATCCTAGCTTTACAGGTAAAACTACAATCGTTATATAACTCTATTGCGGATAACTACCCTTACGTTGTATTTAATATGCCAGCTCATTTATGTCGATTACAAGAAGCTGCATTAACAACGAAAGAACGTAAAGAGTTGAAGGATGAAGAGTTTGGATTACCAGAAGAAAGAAAGTATCCATTAACAGATCGTCAGCACGTTATCAAAGCGATTCAATTCTTCAAGCATTGTCCTGATGACAAGAAAGGTGAATTGGCTCGTAGAATTAAGAAGCAAGCTGATAAATATGAAGTGGAAATTAAAAGTACGGAAGTACTAGAATATCTACACTTACGAGAATCTGTTGTAGAGTATAATGATGTGAATGAAGGTACTGAGATTTATGGAATGGAGTATGTAAAATACATTACGGAAATGAATCTGATTACCCAAGCAAAGATGAACTTCATCTATACCATCTACACTTTTTAATAAAAAAATATGACTAATACCAATTACGGTATTAGTCGCTTTTTAATTGACACGCTGCATTACAAGATAAGTATTCAGAACCACTCGTTCTTTGGAATGCTGCTGTAAACTTATGAAGTTTATAAATCTTATTATATACTTTGTATGCGGTATTCTTAAACTTCATATCTAAATAGAATTCTTTATTCGGTGTCAATATCTCTAAGTCAGGCTCGACTAGAGTGATATCCACAATTGTATTTGTTTCCTCTAAGCTATACTTAAAGGCTTCGATAGCCATTGGGTTATCATATCTATCATTTAAGGTATGAACGGAATTCGTATTCTTAATCGGTAGATTTAACTTATGCATATCCACTTTACCCGTCCATGTATTCACGACATGTAAGGTATCGAATAACGTATCCTGAATCTCTTTTGCTTTACTTGTAATCGTAGGTTTGGCATTGGTATTGAAGTGGTATGTATTTGCACTATCATCACTCCAGCCACCTAAGTCAGTATATTCAGGAGTATCTTTTTCATTTACATGAATGTATACCCGTTTTATTTCACCTGCTCGCCAAGCTGTACATCTTAGATATCTATTAATAAAGTATAGGGTATCAAAGTCATGGAACATCATGTATCCTTTACTATAAATACCATACACCTTTTGTAAGTAATCCGCTACACCTTGTAGGGTAAATGATGGGATAATAATCTGTGGATAAATGTTATTATTATCCGGATCACTGATTAAAAGTTTCTTTACATCAACCTCACTACATGCATACGTAAAGGTCTCTGCTATAGTCGCATTATTTACGATATAGTTTAGTTTTTGTTTATTCTTATCAATATGAGCTTGCTTGAATAAATATAGTGTAAGATTCGTAGCATCTTTCTGAGGTGATTGCTCATAGCCCGGTGTCTTATCATCTAGATTCTCACGTATCGGTGATACGTCATCTATATTAATATTAAAGACATCATCAATATAAGGCTTTAAGAACTTCTTATTTCCCATGTCTTGATTATTACGGACAAGGAAACGATTCACCTTCACTTTACATTTGACAGTAGAATGATTCTGTCGAATCTTTGCCTGTATCTTTGGACTGATTGTTGTATTGATAGCCAAAATAGGCAAAAAATTTTCATTGTAATCTTTTTCAATAAATATCGACGAGATATTATTAGAAAGGATGGTTGCTGTAGAACCATCCTCAAATATAATACCTATGTCGTCGATCGTGTATTTACATAATGATGTAACTGCCATTAAAGACCGACTCCTTCTTCTAATCGAATTAATTCGATTGGATTATTTCTAAAGTACGTATCGTTTAACTCCATTATAGAGCTGTTATCATAACGGTCTAACAAACAAAGCTCGATTCCTTCTAAAGCTCCAGGGCTTAACATCTTGTAAGATGTCTTTAAATCAATAGCTGTAAACCGATCCTTTACCTCTCCATACATTTCAAGAAAATCGATAGCATCACATACTGTCATCATATCTGTCATATATTTATTTGGTAATATACCGGCACGGAATGCTTTGTCCAATTTCTTCATTGTATTGACAAACCCATATCCTTTAATTGCTTTTATACTACGAGACTTTACGCCACTAAAAGCTAATAGTAAAGAATAGAGTTTCGGATTGAATTGTGTTTCTGGACGATATTTAATCTTACTTAAACGCTCATGATAAATCTCATCTTTATTTATCATATAGCTATCCAGATACTTCATTCGTAATACAAGTGTATTCTTAGCCGCATTTAATAACTGATAATCAAACTCATCCTTCGTGAGAACTAGATGACAAATATCTGTATTGTCTTTGTCCTTTCTCATGATGTGATAAGGTACTAATGCTGGCTCAATTCCATTATTCGGAATACAATAACAATCTTTGATATAGATAGATATCATACTGATATATTTCATATTTAATAATATCGTACGATTAACTCCACCGTAATCAGGATGATTGGTTCTCTTTGCATCCATGGTATCTTCCATATAACCTGGATGGAACTGTTGATTAATATATGGTGCCTGATTTGCAAAGTAGAAATAGAAACGAGTTGGTACTTGATAGTAGCTCCAGAAGAAGTGTCTATAATGAGATACTAAGTTAATTACCGCTGATGTCATTTCCATCTTTTCTCGTTCATTCATATCATGAATACATTCTACCGTTGCTGGTTTATAAAATCTCTTAAAGATAGAATCTAAGTTAATATAGATATTTAACTTTCTTCCTTCTTTGAAATGACTTGCTACAAATTGATGTAATAGGTCATATCGGATTTTATGCTCATTTAAAATTGGTTCGAATATCATTATTATTTCCCCTTTTGCTTATAGTCTAATTGCTTTTACTTTACGTTTCTTATTCTTCTTTGGTTTATCATTTAGAGTGTAAAAAGAACTACGTTCCTCTATTAAATCTTCGATTGTATCTGGGTCACCGAATCCCATCTCGATTAACAGATGTGCTAAACGATCCATAGATTCATCATCCCATAGAGTAACACCCTTACCCATTCGAACTTTCTCTTTCTCTAAATCAATAGTAGAAAGATTAAAGTCACGGATATCATATGCTGGTGGTTTACCTGCCCATGAAACACGAGCTAAAGCTACACCCCAATTAGAATCTTCTTTCTCTTCAATGATTCCGCAATTCTCCACGACTTCAAAATTTGGTACATATTCTTTCTTAGATTTCCAAGCCATATGAATGACCCCTTTCCAAAAAAATATAAGTTTAAATAAATATAAAAGAGAGTAATGGATTTCTCCATTACTCTCCTGTTTTATTAGTATTGTCTCATGCCACCTTGGTTATGTTGTGGACGTCCACCATTCTCAAACTTCTTACCGCCGCCTTGATGTTGGTTACGGTTACCTTGATGGTTACGATTTCCTCCACCTTGGTGATGATTGCGGTTATTGTTGTTACCGCCTTGATTACGGTTTTGATTATTGTTATTATGACCACCTTGATTATTTTCTTTGTAGTCATAATTGTAATCGTCCATATCTTTTGTGCCTTGTGGCTTTAAGTTCTTAACGCGGTTTACAACTTCCTTCTCAAATTGGAATAATGTAATTGCACCTACGTTATCTCCTAACTCAGCAAGGTTACCAATTTGATAAATCTTATTATCATCATCACCTTGGATTAGAGCTTGCATTACTAATAATGAATCAAGAGTAATTACAATACGATTCTTCATTTCATGAATCGGTGTTTCTTGTACTCTTGGGTCTTGAATTAATTTGCCAATCCATTCTTCTTTTAATTCAGGTGCTAATTGGATTGCGTTTTCTGCACCAATTCGACGTGCGATATTGTTACGCACTACAACCGTTGTTCTTGCATCGAATGCAATTTGTGTGATCAAACGATTGTTTGCTACGATAATGCGGCTACCCATGTAACGGTTAAGTCCATCTAAAGATTTGTTTAGTGCGACCTCTACATCCTTTGTAGATAAAGTCATTACTTGATAGTTAGCCTTGAATTGAATTTTGTTAAGTTCCATAATAGAAACTCCTCCTCTTATTTGTCTAATTTTGTTTTGTCTAAATCATTGCGCAATGATTTAAATTGAGCATAATATATTCATTTGCTCATCAATATAATGTATACTTATTTTTTAATTTATATTTTCCATACGCTCTATTTGATGAGCTATTTTTATATCACTTACATCAACGCACAGTAATTCATCTTTAACATAAATTCTTAGGTCTGTACGTTTGTGAGAATATTTACGTAATTCTTTTATAAGTCGGTTCGATGCCATCTGGTCGTCATCTAATTGGATATCATTGTTACCTAATGTAAATGTAATCTTAGCACCTGTTACTCCACAGTAATCTGTTATTACTAACCCACAGTAACCTCGGAATTTACCAAATACAAGATTAATATGAGTAGTTAATTTATCATAATATAGACCTCGGTTAGTCACTTTTTCTTTAAATGGTTTGATAGCATATATACCACCTACACCTCTATCCATCTGATATCTAGGCTCGACTGTTACAGGTTCATTTGTAATCAGTTTCATATAACCTGGGTCGCCTATATCTATCAAACAATTGTAGTCAAAGTCATGCTCTGTTACTAACGTGTATACGTATAATGTATCCTGTGGACCATTATAGCACATAGCATGAGCTGGATTAATATAGTTATGTAAAAACGAAGAAGAGTCTAGCGTTATACTAGGCTCTAGTTTATCTGTAATGTATACAAACATATTTGATTTTACTAAGTTAGTCATATTATTTATCCCCCTTTACTAATCGTTTCATTGTTTTTCTAAATTTAACCTCTGCTAGTGCACATGATTGCTTAGTAATATTATTAAGTGTCTTATCATACTTTGTATTTATGTGTCTTTTTATATTATCTATATTAGCTGTCATAAATTCCATTCTCCATCTAGATACATTTTGTTGTACTTCTGAATACTCATATCTTTCATGACTTAATCCGAATGAAAATGTTAAATCAACTAACTCTTTCCCATGTTCTATTATCGCATCGACATGAATAGGTTTCACATAATTTAATAATACAGGTTGTAACATCTGGCAAGAGAAGCTTAACTCTTCATTAGGATTTGTATTCTTCATAATATAATGTGTAATATGAGCACCAGGTGATAACATGTACACATAATATGTACCAAATTTATGATCATTCCCAAAGCGATTAATGTAATCGAATATTGCTTCATGTATATTAGTAAATAGGAATGTATTACGATTATCAGGTTCTAATTTCATAATATCATCTTTTGATTTTGGTGAAATGTAGAAAAATGGAATATTCTCAAATGGACGTTTCCAAATCGCTTCTACCATTGTTTCAGGTTTTCTTTTTGATTGATATAATTTTGTCATTTTATTTCCTCCTAATATTTTTCTGGTCTTCTAATTCGTAATATTCTTTCAGCTTTCTTTGTATCTATATTATATACCAAAACCATACCCGAGTCATGTTTCTTTTTATAGGGTATTTTGTTTTCGACAAATTGTAACACGAAATCTTCTTCATCGTCTCTCATCGAAAGAGCTTCAAGAAAGAATATCTGAGTAATAATTTCATCTCCAAATCTATACACCCGACTTCCTATATAAGAAGTCAGGTGTTTTAGTTTGTGGTTCAAGTCCATTTCAGTATGAATGAATCTTGAAGTTTCCATAAGTTCATCTAATTGTGTCATAGTCTACCTCCTAGAATATCATTGTAAATAAACTCTTTAATACATCGATAGTCTTTTTATCCAATTTAATTACATCTTCTCCGAATGGAGTTGTATTAAAGTATTCTTGGAAATTAAAATTCTTTTCATGTTGTAATACGTATCGAAGATACATTTTAAAGTCATTGATAATAAACGATCTAGCTTTACCGGCTTCACGTTGTTTCTCTTCTGATACTAGCATCTTCTTCATACCTTTTACATATAATACTTCAGACTCAATGATGATTAGCATATACCATAATTTTGCTAATTCATATTTCATCGCTTCTGTATTACCTGCTCGGTGATACTCTTTTAAGAGTTTATGTGTAGCGGCATACGCATCCATGAAATCTACATCCTTACGTTTCTTGATTAGAATCGTTCCTTCATCATCAATGCTTACACCATACTTTCTACCGCTACGAATTCCTACTTCTTGTAATGGTACATTAGCTTGCTCTTTCGCTATAGCTTCTGTCCACAATGTTTTAAATACTTCTATTAGGGATAAATCTCGACCTTCACTTTCAGCTAGGTTATTGGATTCAAACCCAATGATAGGATATCGTTTATAGAAGTCCATATCACGTTCCATAACTTTACCCATACAGTCACCCTCAATAAGATATAATGTATCGCCTTGATATGGTAATGAATGTACCAATTGTTCTACGAAATATTTCGCATTTAAATTTACCATTGTCATACCCGATTTATCTATTACTTCATCAGGATTATACATCATACTTTTAAGAGACTTTTTCATTTCCTCTCGATTAGCATCCATGTTAACAATTTTTACTCTTGCACGTCCATGATCTAATCCTGACATGAATTCGCTCAAGATTTCTTTTACGTTATCTCCAATAACGAATGCAAAATTTGTAGACGAATAACGTTGGAAGTTATCCGTATTATGTACACGAATAGTTGCTGATTCACCTAGCATAATTCTTGCAAGGTTTTTAATACTTTCAGTTCTAGTTTTCATTGTAATCTCCTCATCAGCCTTTATCTCTTTTGGTGTTCTCGGAGCATAGTTTTTATAGTATTTATTCATCATTATAATCTTCCTCTCAATTTAAGTTATTAAAAAAATAAAGGAGCGATTAGCTCCTTTATCTATTAGTATGGGAATGGTCCAAACACTCGTAACGGAATTGTTTGGCACTCGAATTCCACATGATGTTTAATAAAGTCATTATAGAATCTTTCAGCCGCTTCGTTCGATTTATTACGAACGTATGAAGACGCTGCTGTAAAGATATATCTTTCAGGTATTTTAACGCTTTGTAATCCTTGTAGGATTTCTGCTAAAGCGATATGCTTTTCAGCTTCATAATCTTCTTCTACTCCTAATCCGATAATAGTACCTCTCCAAGCCTCTAATCGGATATCCATTGTACGATGTACAACCATTGCTAATTGTTCTAGCGTAGCCACTGTGTACGCTGCTTCTTTTTTCTCTTCTTGCTTACGTTCTACTAAGATCATTGTTTTCATTTTCTATTCCCCCTGGGTTATGTAAATAGTATATTGATGTTTTTCATCATCTATATAATGTATAACCGATTATAGGGTTAACTTTTAACCTTCACCAATTGTTGTTTACGGTGAGCCAATCTTCTTATAAGAGCTTCACGTTGATTGTCAGAACCAGTGAACTCATTCTTAATTTTAGCACCTAAACGATGAAGGTGTTCCATACCAGAAGTTTTACCGATATGATCCATATAGTTTTCATATTCATCAATACGTGAATCGTAGTGATCTGCTTCCTCTGGTGCAGGTGCAGTCATTGCTTCATAATCAGATTCCAATAGAGTCTGTTCAGGTGTACCTATAAAGGTCTCGTACAGCTCATCGATATTCATGTTCATGACTGATTCAGAAATTACAGAACATTCTGCTTGCAAGAACTTATTGTAGTCAAATGTATTTAAGTTCGGTACCGTCATAAGATACTGGAACGCTGGACTTAATTCATTAATCAATTGACTGCAACTTGTAATGTTTTTCTCGGTATGGTCAAAACAGCGACCACCTTGCATATCATCGAATAACCAAATGATATCTAATCCAGGTATAGACCCACCTTCGGTAGAATAGAACATTGGTTCATTCATATGCATCTGCACTTTCTTATAAAGAGTGTCTAATGATGCTGGTTGTTTTAGTTTCATGATATTGAAACTAGCATCACCAATAACAGCACTCTTATCTACCGTAGTAAATTTCGCACAAGCATATGTTTTATCTCCAACCATATCAGTAGTTGGATACGATTTATATACTGTGTCAAATGTACAATCGAATGAGAACCAGATTGACCATCCACATTCTTCTTCAGATAATCCTGGCACATTCTGTTTTACGATTGCTAGGAATAAATCCTTTTGAGCTACAACGCTTTCTTGCAACGCTTGTACATTCTCGTTAATCATTACGACAGGATGAAATACTTCTCGTCGTTTTCCATCTTGGTCACTATTACGTAATTCTAATAGGAACTTGATGAAGGAAGCATACTGTTTATTTACAATCTTGATGTAATTGTATTGACCAGTTTTAGATAATGCTTCGTCTTTTGCTTTCTCCTTCTCTTTATCCACATCCTGAATCTTATGGTGAGTATTTGGATTATCTCCACCATCTTTAATCTCTACGATTGTATTGATACTCTCGATGTAGAAGTCAGGAATATAGAAGTGCTTTTTACCTTCATACTCATATTCAATAATCTGAGGTGCTGGAGCATGGATATCATCTGGTTCAAATCCCATAAAGATATCTAGGAAACGTAAAAAGTCTTTTTCGTAAGAGCCGACATAACCCTTACGAGCACCATTTGACCATTGGTACTCCCCTGAGATAGAACGTTTTGATAACATCTTCTTCTGTACTTCAGGGTCATCTAATAGATGGTCTTTACCGTGTACTCGTCTCATATTATTTAAGAAGTTCTCACGGTATGTTTTACGACAGATTGGACTACATATTCTGTACGGTTTATTCGTACTATCATTCCAAGGTGTTTCTTTTGAGCATACTACACACTGACCACTTCTACGGTGATATTTTGTAAAGTAGAAGTATTGACCAGCAGACATTCCCTTCGGAATTGCGTCTGAATGTTTATCTTCTATGTGCTCATATAAATCATCAATTTCTGGGTACGTGCTCGTACAGTTAGGACAACGTTTAGCTTTTGCCACATTGTTTCCTCCTTGCTATATATAAGGTTAATTAGTTGTTAACGGCAATAGGTAAATATTGAATTTAAATACTTAAAACCTAAACTTTATATTAATTATTCTAAATAGACTATTTAAGGAGGTGAGATAGTGGACCCAAGAAAACCTCAGACAGAACACCTTTTATCTATAGACCCATTTAATAAACCCAAAACGAAATCAGGAGTTGACGCAGATGCGCTACAAGTAGCGACGCTGTTTATGATGAAAAAGGGATCAAATCCGTTGTATCCTGATATGGGTTTTGATATAGCATCCTATAGATATAAAGATATTGAGGGGAGTATCGTACAGATAAAAACTCAATTTTCTATCCATTGCTCTACTTATCTACCTCATATTCAACTTGATGATATTGTTATCCAACGTACAGGAGACAAGTCTCTATTATTTGGATTATCTGTCATCAACACGTATGAACAGAAGAAATCGAATATCATATTCAAGGTAGTCGAAGAAAAACACTATTACACTATGTCGGACCTACAGGTCCTTTAGAGGAGGAAACAATCAATGTCAAATGAAACAAGTTTAAAAGACTTAGTAGCTGGACAAGCTGCACATGAAAATGCTTTACAAGAGCAAGCAGGTGTAACACCTGTAGTAGAACCAGTGGTTCCACAAGCTCCTCCAGCACCAGTTGCAGAGGAAACTCAAGTACCGCAAGCTCCTGGTACTGAACCACAAGCATTCCAAGACCCAGGTGTTATGCCTGGACAAGAAGATGGAATGACTGCTCGTTTACGAGAGATGGAACAAGAAGCACAAGAACTTGCAGGTGCATACGGTTCAGAAGACCAAATTATTGCACAGCAAGAAGCTCAAGCTAAAAAGCAATTACTACAAGACATTCAGGATGAAAAGCCTAAAGCAAACATTGCTGATGTTAAAAAAGGTAACTTCAAAGATGAAATCGTTGAAGTAGAAGAACCTGAAGAAGAAGAGAAAAAGGAAGCTGCTCCGGCAATTGACTTAAACTCTATTCGTATTAAGAAAACAAAAACTGGAGGTAAAACTGCATACGCTCGTATCCGTAAATCTCGTAATGAAGCTACAACTCAAATCATTATGCCTAATACGGGAATGGCTGCGGCTATGAAAGGTTACTCTTCTCCAGAGTTACGTAATATTGCTACAACGTTAAATAGTATGGACGCATACCGTGCAGCTGAATATCGATTCAATCAAATGTTTTCGAAGATTGCTGACACAAGTATCGGACCAATGTCTTATGAAGAGTTCTTACGTTGTACATCACTATTAGAAATTAATATCATATACTTCGGATTATTCTGTAGTACGTACCAAGACTCTAACAAATATCCAATGCGCTGTACAAACAAAGGCTGTGGTTCTCAGTTCGAATATGAGTATCCAAATTCTCGCCTAATGTTTATCGATGACAAGCATGAAGTTACTGCTGAGTCTATCCTAAGCGTAGTTAAAGGTATTAACAATGCAAAAGACTTACTAGAAAACTCTGAAGTAAATACAATCGAACGTGTTTACTTAGATCATTGTAAAACAATTGTAGACCTTCGTCATCCATCTCTATGGAATGAATTAAACGACGTGCTACAAAACGTTACACAACAAATGATGACGGAAGATGAAGTAACAGTTAACATCTTACCATTCATCGAGAATGTATATGTATTAGACCCTGTTGATGGTCAGTATGTTGCATTAGAAGACTTCGAAGATAAGTTTGCAGAATTATCTTCATTAGATGAGCACGATGATGTGAAACTATCTACTCACATTGAGAAAATCATTGATAAATATCATATCAAGTTTGGTTTCCGTGATGTAGTATGTCCACATTGCAACAAGAAGATCGAAGACATGGAGATTCCTTCAATGGAAACGTTGCTTTTTACGACACATCAGCTCCGAACTTCCAATCTATAATAAAGGGTCATTATGATTTCGAGGATGCTGTCCTACGATTATTTCGTGGTGACATTACCCTCAACGACTTAGAAAAGATGACTAAGAAAGAACTGCTAGAGCGGATGGAAGCCAGAATCCGCTCTATGAAGCAGGACGATGGACGAGAACAGCAGGCTCGAGAATTAATGGCTACGATTGAACGCGGAGGGGTCTGATGACTTTTAGTGTATGTTGAGGAGAGAAACCAATGTCACAAATCGACAACATCGCACTTTTCAATCAACTAACTCATGATCAAGATGGGTTAGTTGATTCTATTACTTGCAATACATTATTAGAGGAATTCATACATTTTATATTACTAAAAAATATTGTACCTAAAGATTTAAAGCCAAAACATTTCGCGAAAGCTAATATTGTCCGTAAAGGACAATTAGAGTTCACCATCGACTTTCCGTCGGCAAAATCATTTAAAGCCTTCTGTAAGTGTACGGAACAATCTATTATGTACAAAGGTAGACAATACTTCGTACACAAGAAGACTGATGGTTTAAAAGTTACGCTTACATTTGAGAAAGGCTGATGCTTGATGAATATTGATATATTTAATGTAGAGAAGTTTATTCAAGTGAATAATCTACAAGAAGTACGTAATCCGATTCTAATCGAACGTGATAACATACCGACTGTAGACGGACTTCTATCTACTGAAATCTTCGGACGTACAGTCGAAGATCGTAAAGGTATTTTTGCATACATAAGTTTGAACGAGAACTTCTTCCATCCTTATGTATATAAAGTATTGAAACGTCTAGACCGACGTTTCGAAGAAATTATTGCAGGAAATATACACGTACGTATTACAGGAGAAGGAGACATTGTTGTCGATGAAGAAAACGGACAAACAGGTTTACCATTCCTAGTACGTAATTTCCACAAGATTAAGTTTAAAAAGAGTGCGAGCTTATCTCGTACAGACCGTGTTGATTTAATCAAAGGTCTTAAAATGAATGAAATATTTACCAAATTCTGGATAGTAGAACCAGCGTTCTATCGAGACATCCAATTGGATAAGATGGACAAAGGTAAACTATCTAGTGGTGAAGAAAACAAAATGTATGCAAAGTTACTTCGGTTATGTTCTGCCTTAAAGAACGATAACTCGGGATTATCTATTGTAGGTGACAGTACTCGATTAAAGATACAGCATCTATTAGTAGAAATCTATAATAACTTTACATTCCAAATTAAAGGGAAGCACGGAATGTTCCGTCAGTTCGTAATGGGTAAAAGTGTTGACTATGGTGTACGTGCCGTAATCTCTACTCCATTATTTAAAGATGAAACGCCGGAAGATATGGAAGTATCCTTCTACCGTTGCGGGTTACCACTCTCAATGGCAGTAACGAACTTCCTTCCTTATATTATTAAATGGGTAAAAGATTTCTTCTATAAAGAAATCGTACTACGTAAAGATAATTATCCGATACGTAGGAAAACCGGTGAGCTAGGAAATGTACAGCTAACGAACGTTGAGCAATATAATGATGAATACATTACCAAATGTATTGACTTATATGTACACTCTTATGCTGACCGATACAAGACAATCCCACTAGAGAATAGTGAAGGATTGAACTTGAAGTTACGTATATCTGGACGTTATGGTGTAGGTAAGAATGGTGAGGTTACAGAATCTTCTACCATTGTAAATAGACCTGCAACATGGACTGATATATTATTCTTAGCAGCAACGGAAGTATGTGCGGATAAGCACGTTTTAATAACGCGCTACCCTCTACAGGACTATCTTGGAATCTTTCCAAATAAGATAACAGTTCTGTCTACAACACGTACTATACCAGCTGTAATCAATGGTAAGTTCTATAAACGTTATCCATACGTAGACTTAGAACTACCTACATCACATGTATCTACGATGTTTGTTGAGACTCTGAATATCTCTAACTTATACCTAAAAGGTTTAGGTGGAGATTATGACGGTGACCAAGTAACAATTCGTGGTGTATTCAGTGTTGAATCAAACCGTGAATTGGACAGGCTGATTAAGAATAAAACAAATATTCTAAACGTATCAGGCTCGAACATCCGTAGTACCGAAAACGAAGCTTTACAAACGTTCTATGCATTAACAAAAGACGAATAGGGATTATGTCCCTATTCGTACCTTTTTATAAAATAGTAATAAACCGTTATTTAAGCACACATTATATATACGAGTGTTGATAATGGTTTTACTACTATGCTAAACGCTCCATACTAAAAAAGATGGAGGTATATTTTCAATTGATTACATCGAGGAGTACTTATTACAGGTGTGGGATAAAGAGATATATGATAGTGGTAGTAATGTTATTTATAGCTAGACGAGCTTAGTGTAGACTACTAGGCTAACACTTCTTAAACCCCTTGACTAAAAACGTTAAGGCTAATTAATTAGGTCTAAAACGGATGCCTGGCTATAATCAGGTCATCGGCTATGTAACAACTACTACATCCCAAACACGACAAGATTTACTAAGATGTAAAGCTATACCTTCACACCCTCTTACGAGAGGGGGTGTGAAGCAATGATGGACGGAGATACTATCGGAGGAGAAGAGTAATCGGAGAAGGATTATTCGGAGACACCACTAAGTCATTGGAAAGCTTTATACTCTGTACGGTTTTGGGGAATGTAGGTAGAAATTTAGAGAAACGTTCTAATGTCTACAGCATGTGACGTATTCAACAAGAAAGAGAGAGATAGCGAGTGTAACAAAATATGGGTAAAATTGTATAAGTTTCTCGGAGAGGAGAAACTTTAATATATTATGTTTATTCAGTTCACAAAACAGACAAAAAAGTATTCAGGAATGATATATTTAGAATATAACATCACGGAGGGTATCATTCCGCGGGTGACGTAGGGACTCACCTGCATCCAGATGGATGATGGGGATCATTTCATCTAGGAAAACAGATATATAAAAAATATAAAACGAATTAAAACAGAGAAAAACTAATAAACAAAAACATTCCAAGATAAAAAAGAGAGAGATAAAAAGATGAAAAAGAAAAATATAGATGTAGACTACACCATTAGGCATAGTCTACATCTATTAATTTTTTTGTTAGTTTTGTTTGTTATTTTTGTTACCGTCTTGCTTACGGTTGTCTTTAACAAACTCTTCTTTATTTTTTTGCTTTTGTTGTTGCTCATTAGGCTTAACAACTGGAGCAGGTTTTTCTGCTTTCTTTAAAGACTCTTGCAGGTGAGAGTTGTCCTTCTCAACGTTACGGCGATTTAACTCGATTTGAGTTCCATCTTCTAGATGCTCAATCACTTTGATTCCAGTGATGACAAGAGCACGTACTCTGTCCAATGGGAGTTTCGCAGGTTCCAAGATTGGTCCTTGCATACCGTTAAGTACATGTAAAGTGCCATGATGAGGGACAGTAACTTTTTTCGTTTGAACATTCATTTCTTCTCCTCCTACTATTCGATAATTGTTAGGCTTTCAGCCAATTCTTCGATTGTTGGTTCATGAACGCGATTAGCAGCTTTAACATCTTCTTTCGTGATGTCTTCGTTCGCTTCTTCGTACTCAGGGATATTTTTTAATACAGCTTCACATTGTTGTTCTTCTTCAGGAGAAAGGTCTCCGTCATTTAGAGCAGCCATATTTTCAATCATTTTATCCTCTGGAGCTTCACCAGAAGCTTCTGCTAAAATAGATTCGTTCTCGATAACACGGTCACGATTCAATAATTCATTCTTTAAATCATTTAGCATGATAAAACCTCCTATAGAGTTTATTACAATTATGTTGAAAGGATTCAATTATATTTCTTTATGTTGAATCTGGTTCATCTCAAATTGTATGATATATAGGGCTAATGGAAGTAGGATAAAAGTATCAGGGTCATAGTTAATCTGACCATACTCCATTAGAGTTTTCATATAGTCTATTGTTAAGTTAGACTTCTTATGATTTAAATGATTCTTGATAATCTGAATCAATTCATACTGCATGTTATAGATTGGCTTAGAAGGTCTAACAATTTGGCAAGAGAAGTAATGGTCTTCACCTTTGTTCTCTTCAGGTATCTCAACGTTGTATTCCATCTTATATGGGATAATATCAGCATCAGCTAATTCTTTTACAATCTCCCAACTTAACATTGGTCCATAGAATGGAAGTTTATATGGAGTCAATTCTACACACATATACTCCGTTCTACGCTCAAAGAATATACTTGTCTGTTCGTTGATGAAATTGAAGAATTGGTGGTTCAACACCTTGTCTACATCATACTTATAGCGCGCTTCTACAGACTTAAAGATTGTATTATTGTAGTCTGACTTGAACTTTCTTTGAGGTGTTACCTCGATATCCAAGTATAAAGTATCACGGCTATCACTACAGCTAAACAAGTTATGACGAATCATAAACTTTGTTAAATAGATATTGTATGCGGGGTCATTTCTTTCTGCTATCCCAACGGGATACTCGACAATGAAAGAATTCACTTCAGATACAAAAAAATGATCAATATAGTCACCAGATAATTTTTCATACAAACGCTTTAATGTATCGAGTCGTTTGTATGCATCATCGCTAACTATAGCTTTATTATCCGTTCCGACATTATCTAAGATTAATGTATTCTCAGATACTACTTGTCGGTCTAGCTTTTCTTGCTCATGGTCTTCCAGAATTTGATTGAACTTAAATTCAATCTTGACATACTCATTGGATTTGATTGTACCTGCTACGACATTCGTAACTTTAAATACAATCTCTTTACCCATGTAATCAATCTGGAAGTAATCATTTGGTATTGGACTAAATGTACCAGGCAGCATAATCCCTTCTGATTCGAAAGAAGATGTTGTACCTGTTTCATTCTCAGATATATCTATCTGTGTCATATTCAGACCATATAACGGAACCTCTTTGATTCTGTTATAACGAATGGAAGAATCTTGTCCAATAAATACTTGTGTATTATGTGTACCATAATCCATCGTAGATTCTTCTGTATTCTGTTTGTAGTACGTGATAAAGATAGGAGCCGATTCTAGGAATCGGCTATAGCTAGTAAAGTCTAGCTCCTGTCTATGCTTTATCGCGTCTTTAATGAAGCCAACCTGTTCATTCAGTTTCCCCATATCAGACACCTCTTTTTCTTTAGATTATTATCTTGTACGTATCAATTTCATCTTTTCGTACACCATAATCTTTCTTTATCTTGTTATAGTAAACAGTTAGTGTACCGCTGAATTTACCCTTTAGACGTTTCTTTAATTTTTTGTATTCCTCTATCTTCACATCATCATCAGAGTAGATATGAATGTTACAGTGAATAAAACCTAAGCGTAATAGATAACGGATAACACTTTCCATTCCACTACCACATGCAGCGACATATAGATTATTCTCATCATTTCGATTCATGACATGATTATATACACCAATGATATCCATGATACCTTCGGTAATACGAATGTCTATATCCTGCATAATGTCTACTGTATTTGGCATGATATAGAACTTACGAACGTTCTCTTCATTCCCCATGACATTGTAGTTAATATAACGTTTCAATATGTTATCTATCTTATTCGTTGTATTACGCATAATAAGATAGTTATTGTCTGCTGATAGAAATCCGAAGTATCCTTTGTCTAATGCATCTGTGATATACTTCTTACGAGTCCGCTCCTTAATATAGTTACGGTTTAAGAAGTCATATAGATTCACGACTATCTTATACTTCAGTAAGTCTTTCCCTGTTAGTTCTAATCCCATGCGGTTATTAAAGTACGATAACTTATGCATGGTAATGTCATTCATGACAGGCATCGGAATATTTAAATCCAACTTCATACCTTCCATGAATACTCGTTTACGTACAGACTTCTTCATACCTGACATATGTATATTATGCATATTCATTAAGCTGAAGTTATTAATCTGCAAGTCTTTCAGTAAGTCAACTGTTAGTACACCCTTTGCCCCACAGTTATTATTAAAGCATTGGTACACTGGAGGTTTATCTTCTGTAAATGCCATAAAGACATTGAATCGAGTCTTCGTCTTATCCTTCTTAGAATCCCCACAGAATGGGCAACGGAATGTAATCTCTTTATCTCCAGATGACCAATGGGCAAGAGGAATAGACAAGAGCTGTCTTGCAAGCTCTTGTCTATATCTTTCCAAATCTTTATTACTTGTATAAGCTTTCATACTACCACTCCTAGATTAATTCAACTAGACGTAAATACTCGTCCATAATGATATCAGGATGTTTGGAAATGTTTAGCTCTTTCCCCTCATGCTCTTGTAACTGATAATCCATAATTCGAATACGAGAGTTTAGCATGATATTTAAATAGTTATGCATGATGTTACCTGCATCTAATATTTCCATACTATCACTATACTTCTCATCGAATACACTATGGTATCGAGAACTAGCACGTAACTTTGTTACTTGTTTCTTATTCAATGGTCTGCGATTCACTGTTTCTACAACATCGCCTGATAGGATATGTTGCATATAACGGAATCCTTTCTTGTATAACATATGCTTCATGATAACAATCAGTTTCGCATACTCTACTCGTTTGATACTGTACATATCACGAACAGACCCGAAGTGTCTTGCGAATAACTGGAATGTTAAGTCGCGTTGGAATGGTCGTACAAATACTTTATCTGCATACCATTGCACTTCTTCATCATCAAATTCAATCTTATACTTCTTACGAAGTTTCTCAATACTTTGATGGATATTGATGTTACCGATAATAACAGAAGACTCATCAAACTTAGAGTTATTGATTTCAATCTTATCGAAATCGCTCAGACCATCTGCATCCTTCTTATTAGTAATCGGCATGTAGTTGTACTTTGATTTTGTTTTACGAATATGAATGATAATATTATTTAATGAAGCATGGTTAAAGAATACAACGTTCTTATCATACACATACTTATTAATAATATTTACATAGATACGTTCCATGATTGAATCGATTTGATCTAATGGGTCTTTACCCTCAATCTCAACTCGACGCCAGTGTCCTCTATCAGAGTGACGTGTTTGGTTGATACGACTCGTAACGGTTTCGTATAGTTTGTTATGAATGTCAATATCATCCGATTCGAAGTGACTCGCAATTAAGTCAAAGCAACGTAAGATAAATTTATCTACATTACCAATCGCATTGACATACATGTAATGTGTAATAATCGGAATCATAAGTTTCATCGTTGTACTTACATTCATAAGTACCTTCCCGTGTTCATTGGTGAACTGTAGGGATTCGATACGACGTTTCTCACTCGTTCCTAGTTTTGCTTCTAAGTCAATCATGTAGTTGTCATCAGTAAGTTTCTTGATCTTCTCTACCATGGAATCGGATAGTAAGTAATCGTATAAGTCCCGGATGAATGTTTTCTTTCCATAGTTAGATTTACGGTCGATCATGAACTTTAGATTCAGATAAGCCATGATTAGTTCATTATCTTCATCATAATACTTTACGAAGTAATTCAAATGCTCAATTGTAAGTTCTCCCTGATCTGCGTACGCTCTTTTTTTCTTCAGTACGAATGTGTTCAGGTCAGCTAGTTTAGGGTTATTGAAAATCTTATCGAATTCAATAATAATTGTTTTCCCCGATACGTTGAATACGCGCTCTGCTTTTTTGTTCTTAAATTCTGTTATTAGTTTTACCAAGGTTTGTTCCTCCCAAGTCTATTTTGTATCGTATCCATAGTTATAATATTTACTTTAATTTCTTTTTACCTTTTACCTTAGCCTTTTTAGCCTTCCCTGTAATAGGAGACTTTCCAGTAGCCTTTTCGGTACGAGGTGTTCTCGCTTTTGGTTGTTTCTCAATTTCGTTTTTGCTTCTACGAATAACGCCTTGAGATGAAGATTTTTCTTTGGCTTCTTTCTCTTTTGCTATTCTTTGCATCACGCGGTACTCTTGTAACTTCTCATCTGTATCCATGATGAGTTCTAAGAATTTCTTAGGATTATAATCATGAGCCACTCTATCTAATGTGTCTAAATCAGATAAGTTATTCATGATATAATGACACGCATAGTAAATCGATTTCTCTAAACCAACCATGTTATGTTGGTTACGGATAATCGGACTATTACGTAGACTATCTTTACTAAACTTCTTCTTACAATCTTCCACAATTAAGTTATGTACGTTGTATGTATAGGCGAATGTAAAGACGAAGCTAGGTGTGTTCGAGAAGAACTTGACACGATAGTTATTGATAGTCTTAGCATGTTCTGTTTCTCTTGAAGGTAGTAATTGCACTACCACTTCATAGTATAAATCTCTGATAGATTCCGATGGAATCCGTACTAAGATAAAGAATTCAGCTTTATCTTTTCTCCCCTTACGGTATACTTTACTGACTAGCTTAGCGTGTTCTGTTGCCAGCATTTTATCATAACGTAATTCCAAATCTTCCTTCATCTTCTTTACATTGACGAAGGTTGAACCTTTACCGTATGGATTCGTATAGTAGTCTAAGATGGTCATCTCTCGATGCTCGTTGATGTTATAATCGATTGCTTCATTTAAGGACTGTGATTGGTTATCATCTTTCTTTTCTACCATAGAAACCTTTTCTCCCCTCTAATGTGACAATATACAGGTAGAGTAGCATGGTTTCCCACACTACTCCTGTATATGATTTATAGTGACGTTTCTGCATTCGCTGTAATAAATTGGTTACTTGTAGTAACTAGCGAAATAATAGAGATAACGTTACGTAAGATTTCAATCTCTGTTTCAGCAGAGTTGATAATATCTGTAGCTGTAAATTCTTCAGTGATGATGTTGTAAGCTTCTTCACGCTCTAAGCAAGCAGTAAAGATAGATTCAACTCGTCCATCTAATTCTTTTAGTGTAGCTACATAATGATCGTATTCTTCTTGTGTAACTTTTTCTTCACCTAATACTGGACGTGTATGTTTATTGAAGTACACATCAGTGAATACAAAGAAGAATGCTTTGTAGATTGATTGTAAAGCAATTTCCATATTATCTTCTAAGTCAGAGCTTAAAAGTTCTTTAATAGCTAATGGAATTGTTAAGTTACAACCGATTACATAACCGTGACGCATTGCACTCTTACATGCTGATACTGCATCATCGATAAGGTATTTTGTAGTTGCTTTTTCATGGTCACTGTTACCACCAACATAAAGCGTAACTAATTTACCTTCTAATACTGCAAGACGTTTTTGTAACTCATACTCTTTACGAGTATCAATGATATTTTCGTCTTTCATGCGTTGACGTTCAGCACGGATTGTACCGATACGCATAGCCACACGTTCAACAATGTCTGTATCATTAACGAAATCGGTAAATACTGTATTACGGTAAGAAGAAGTTACTTCTCCTACGAATCCGAATACATCAAGTATATCAACTGTACGGTCACCCATACTGTTTTTAACGATAGTAGCACCTGTTTTTGTAGCTAAGTCCTGATAACTCTCTTGGTCATGTTCTGTACCTAGAGCAAACTTAATCACATTGATATTGTTACGGATGTCTTTTTTCGTATAATTGTATGTAACAACTTGACGAAGATATGAAGACATTTCAGAACTTAAACCTGGTGCAATAATTACTAAGCTTGCTGCATGTCCTGTACTATTTGCCATTTCATTAACATTGTTAATAGCTGCATTTACAACGCCTTTATCTTCAGGTTGTAAAGCTCCATCAAACATAAGTACACGAACGTTATTGATACGACATTCATCTGTATCTGTATTAACTAGCTCTTTATCTAAGTAACCAGCATCAATTTCAAATCCAGGTGATGTTTCAAATGTCGTTTCTTTTGTTTTACTTAGTTTCACACGAACGAATCCGTCGAAACCAACTTGACGATAAATGTCACCAACCAGTTTACCTAGCTTCTTATCATTGTTTAATGATACAGCAGCAATGTGGTCGATTTCTTTTAAATCTTCAGAAACATGTTTTGTATATTTTGTTGTGATTACTTCAATGATACGTTCTACCGCTTCTTGAAGTAAGTCGATTAAATCTTTTGGACGAATGTTTAACTTGTTATCGTTAATCAGTTTAACGATTTGTCCATGTATATAATTCGATGCGATAATACTTGTTGTACTACCATCACCCACACGCATAACTAAGCGTTGAGATGATTCACGAATAATGGATAATAATGTATTTAGAATTGGGTCATTATATCGTACTTTGTTTAGGATAGAGAATCCATCCTTCGTCATATAGTGACCAACCTGCGGATCATGAACGATTGCAGTAGACCCGTAAGGTCCTAATGACGATACTAGTGTACTATGTAAAGAGTCTAATACTGCATGTACATATTGTTTTGTATCTACGTCGTTCACGACGTTAACTCGTAAGTGTTCTTTGTTAAACATTTCCAGTTCCTCCTCAGGAATATATAGTGTTTAGTGTATATATCACTAATACTTTGTTATGGTATTGATAAATTATTAATAGATTAACCTACCCCGTAATGAATCTCTTCAAATTCCATCAATTTCATGAAACCTAAATTACAATTCTTTTCTACAGCTAGGAACTCTAATTTATTCTTTGCATTCATCACACCATCTTCTAAATCGAAGTTCCATCCAGTCTGAGGTAGTACAAATGACTTATGCTCGACATCTGTCTCGTTCATAAGTTTCTCGACCAGATTAACATCGTCCATAATCATGGTAGTAAACTCTGGGTACTCTGTAGTGATAACATTGTACATATCTTCACTAGGTTCCAGTGCTCTAAAGAATACTTTTGAGTTAATATCCACATCTAAAATAGATGTGATTCTATCAATGATTCGTTGGTCTTTACTTGGAATCATGATAACAATTTTCTTTGTATAGGAATGCATTGCTAAAGCATCAAAGCCTGTAGCAAATTCTGTTAATGGTGATTCTCTATACATTTCTTCTCTCATATTACGTAACGTGTAATATACTTCAACAGCCTCTTCATCTGAAATATCATCTCGTTTTATCCATTCAACGAGATTACGATGACTACGTTCTAATAACTTAGGCTGAACGGCAAACTCGTCAAACTCACGTAATAAATCCAGCTTTAGGTATTTATTATACGCTTCTTTATTCTGCATGATAATTTTATTAAAGATGAAGATATCAGGGACTTGGAAGATATTATCCCAACCCATAATAAACACTTCATCACGCGTTGCCATGTAATCTGAGTACGTTTCAAACTCTTTAATGTTTTCGTTACTCATTATTTCTCCTCCTTTATAGGACGCATTACTGGAATAAAACAAAGGTCATATACTTGGTTTTGTAATAACTCAGTATATTCCTTCTCGTCCTTTATAGACTGTTTTAACTCTCTATTCTTATTCTCAAGCTTCTTATTCTTAGCGTTTAACTTAATGATGATATCCATCATTTCTAATTTAGATAATGAAGATATTGCTTTTAAAGTATTATTCAAATCCAAGATACTCACCCAATTCTCTAATATGTCTGTATTCTTCTAAAACGGGGTACTCTTTTATATTATTAAGAATAAAATCATCGAATCTCTGTTTAAGCTCTTTACTCGTTCCTGTTAAATCTACAAACTGTTTTTTTAAGTCAGGATATTCTATAAAAATATATTCTATATGATCTAATATTGTATACCTACTAAGGTATTCTACATGCTCACGAAGATCACTTGTCGATGTTATAATATTATAGTATACATGTTTTAATCTACTTATTGGTGTTGATTCATACTTATCTTTCAGACGTTTAATCTCAGCTTCCTGCTCTTTAACTTTTTCTCTTAATACTTCCTTTTCGTCTCTATGATGGTAATATAGTTCAAATGTTGAATTATAGTACATTACTTTCTCCCCTTTATCCATTCTTCTATTAATGCTTTACGGTATGCGTCTCGTATTGGATTATGTGTTATTCGAGTTTTCTTATACGGTTTTGCATCACATTTTGGTTTAGCGCTACGCATAGACATAGAAACAACTCTATTCTGTAATACCTGTTTCATCTGTAACTCATTCAGTTTTTCAGACTCTTTATCTGAAACTTGGACTAGTTTTCCGAAGTACATTTTCATCTTTTTCTACCGCCTTCCCATACGATTGTACAAATGTTTCCAATACTGGGTATTCGGTTCTTTTACTAAGTGCGAATTCATAAAAGCCTTTCCTCAACCATTCAGTAGACTGCTCTACATCTGTGAATTGCTTTTCTAGTTCAGGATGATCCATTAACATGAATGTGATATTATGTAGCACTATACATTTATCCCCGTATTTTTCAATCTCTTCATTTATACCACTATGTAATACAATATACGTACATTTTTCAATCTCTCGTCTAATTGGTGATATGTCTGATTCATATTTATCTCTTAGACGTTTAATCTCATAATCTTTTTCTTTTGCCTGCTCTCTTAATATTTTATTTTCCTTTCGAGCAAGTCTTAGTGATGCTGACCAGTAGTCTTCCATCATAATTCCTCCTATATAAAAAAATATAACGGATATACTATGAAAGTATATCCGTCAGGTTATTAAAGTGGTAAGCGAGGCATGTCTTTTGCGTCTTTGTATTCAATCTCTTTCTCTTCTAAGCCAGAGCCTTCGTTCTTATTGATTTTACCTCCGCCGAAGAATCCGTTGGATTGACCACCGCTATTGCCTCTGTTGTTATTGTATCCATTATTAGATTCAATACCAAGCTTATCCATGATTTGTTTGATTTCGTTACGACGACCATTATCAACGTATTTGTATTGGTCACGTACACTATGTGCTACTGCACGCGAACTTGCTTTAATACCTTCAGCTAAGTAGTTCATGAAGATACCGAAGTCCATGTATTCTGCTTCTTTTGAAATGTCTCCATCTTCATGATTGTAGTTTAAGAAGTATGGAGATTGCGTAAATTCAAATGATAACCATTGTTCTGCTCTACCATTCTCAGCATCAATTTTACTGAAGATAGTTATGTATAAACCTAATGGATATCCTAATGAGTGACCGTTAGAGATTTGAATGAATCCTTCTCCTACTGGTACACCAACGTTACGAATTGATTCTAATTCACCAGACTCTAATGCTGGTAAAACATGTTTCTTAATACCTGTCATTAAAGCATAAGCTTTTTCAGGTACAAGAGCTGAAGTCAAGAATGTTTCATAATTGTACATTTTAGATTCGCTGCGTTTATCCTGTGGTAAGATTGGACAAATTTTAATCGTTTGCATTGTATTCCAGAATCCACAGATTAATGTTGAGCCACGCTCTTTGTCGCGATTGTACATTTGAGGTCCTCTTGTATTAGTAGATTGCTCTTGATTATTATTGTTTTGTCTTCCATTATTTCCGAATGCCATAGTGGTATTCCTCCTTAGATTTCAATTAGTATAGTGTTAGTTTAAATGTAAAACCATATCCTTCGTTAGAAGGATATGACATTACTGTAATTATCATCACTTGCAGAGTTATGAATTGATTCTAACTCTAAAGCTTTCAAGACTGGCATGATACTCTTCATCGTAGTGGTAGTCATCTCTTCTACATCGATGAATGGAGTTAACCAGCTAGGTACTTTCTCGTCACGCGGTATAGCCATTACGTAGACGCCTTTCTTCGCTAATCGTTCGTTACCTTCAAAGATTTCTGTCTTCAATCTCTCATAAATAACAGGTTCAATATCTTTGATTCGGTCTAAATCTTTTAGCTTTGTTAAATTTGTTTTTACAATAAAGAAACTATCTGGTGGTACAATCTCATTCTCTGGGAACGCAGTATTCCACATGATAGTTGCTACAACCTGCTGCATTTTCAACGGATCGTCATATGCATTAAAGTCTTTTACAGACGATGGTTGCAAGTAAGTTGTCTCACCCGCTTTCAGTGAGTTTCGAATTTCTTGCTCGAACTGATGTAGTCTTCGTAAGATATGTGGTAAGTCAATCTCACCAGAACGTAAGATGTCATTCTCTAGAATATCTTTGAATATCTTAGAAGCATTTCGGTTCGTTGTTGATTTGGTCAATGCTAGACCTTTAACATCGAGTTTATCCATAGCACTACCTTCTCGGAACTCTATGACTGAAGCATAGTTCTTTTTGTTATCTGTGATTAAGATACGTACGAATAAGAACTCATTCTTCATTGTTAACATATCTCGACGTTCTTTCGGTACGTTACAATGTACCATGAATTGATATAATGTCTTCTCAATAACTTTCTCTAAGAAGTATGCACATGTATACAGAATCGTATAACGGAAGTCAGTTGGGTCTTTATGCGACACATCGATTCCTGCGAATACTTCATCTTTTACGAATTGATACCATGGGTCTAAATTGATAAAGTTTGAGTCTGTATCAATGATTAATACTGCTTTACGTTTCTGCGTTTTTAATCTATGAATTCTATCCATTGTTGGATAGTTATAGAATACGTACTCATGAACCATATCCCATAGGTATGTTACATCATCTACAATATCCTCAGGGACTTTACCTGGGTTATTGAATACCTCTGTACGTAACATGAAGTCTCTCATTAATTCCATGATTCCTTCATTACGACAGAACTCAATTAAGTTATTCTTATAGTATAGTAAATTTAATTGAGACTTGTTTAACCCAACTAATACTGGGAAGATAATGTCTCGACGTACTACTACACCATCATCGAATGTATCCGCTAGTTTACGATATACTCGTTCGATGTCAATGTTTCGATCTAATACAACTCTATCGTTGAATTTCTTATCTCTTGCTTCTCCTGCTACGTTCTTAATGAATACAAGACATTCATCTGTATTACGGAACGTGATGTTATTTGCCATGAATGCTTCAAAGCACATCATTGCAGTAGATATTAATGTTTGCCCTTTACCTGTTACAGATAAAGCAGAATGTAAATTATAGAATATAGAAGTTCTTGCACCTGATACCCCGTAGTATGAGTTTGACTTAATCTTTTCTAGTAACTGATACAAGTCATACAGGGAATACTCGAATGAATCCTTTGGTGAATCTTTCATTAAGTTCTTATAGTTTGTACGACTGTACTTCCATTTCATTAACATCTTCGATGCTGGATTGTCGGCATGTGGGTCAAATAGAACACCATGCTCTGTCGTAATTGGTTTCACTTTATAATAATATTCAGTGATATCCAAAGTGGATGAAGCGTACCTTGTACCTGTGTAGTTATTATAAAACTCTACATCCTCCACTTTCAAATGCTCATCTAGTTTTCTTCCTAGATATTTATCCATTTCCTTTCTTGTCGCTTGTGGATAACGAATACCTAGTAATCGTCTCATTTCCTTTTTCCACTTGCGTATCATGGTATAGTCATCTAATTGTAATGCTCCCATAATTTTCTACCTCCTTTTCTTTCTCAATGGATTGTTTTATTAATAGTCAATTTGTAAAAA